ATGAGTAAGAGGTTTGGGAATAAGCGTGCAGCTGGCTTTATCAAAGACCTTGCGACTGAAAGTGTCGAAAGTTCCGGGTTGATAAAAAAGTTGAAGTTCAACTTGCATTACTTGGATTTGGAGCAGCCGGCTGGACTAAAGGGGGAGATTTCGCTCGACTTCATGAAGCTGTTGTTGGATAAGCTTAAAAACTTCAGTGAGGAGTCGTTAGCACATTGGGTGACGATGCCGGCTGGTCGAGGCAATGGTAATATTTACCAGGTCTACGACAGGTTTCCCTCGAAGAGCGAGTTTAAGCATCCGTCGTCTGTGCCACATGATGCTGTATGGGGGCGTTTTCGAATTGACCGCACGATCCGCTTAGCGGGTTTTACTGTGCCATCAAATCTCAATCACAAGCTCTGTGAGAAAGAGAAGTTCAGATACTGCACGAATACATTTTATGTGGTTTTCATTGATCTTCACCATAAGTTCTATGCTACCTGACAATCAGGCTACATCAATCCATTCAGCGCCACGGCTATCGCGGTATAGATCGGTCATCTTGGCCGAACGGTGACCCAGCAGTCGCTGTGCGTCTCGGCCTTCTTCCTCATGCAGACGCGCTGCCAGCGACCGCTGTTCGTGGAAGGTTGGCGGGCTGGCACCCAAGTCGAGTCCAAGTTTCTCCGCTGCCCGGTCTCGGGCCGCAGCGAACTCTTTGCTGATTGTGTCGAGCATAACGGTAGTTCCCGCCTTTGCACGGCTGATTGTCCGGTGGTGATGCACCAGGTGCTTCGACAGAACCCGATCCCGACAACGCCGTATCACCTCACCCAGGCTCAGACCTATGCATTCCAGCGTGACGCTGGTGCTGATCCGCAGCCTGGCTCCTGTCTTCGATTGGACGACCTGCAGGAATCCGTCCACCTCATCCTTGAAAACGAACGAAGCGATATCCTCTCGGCGCTGGCCGGTGAGAAGGGCAAGCTCCATGGCCCGCTTGAGCCACGGCTGGGCGGCCTCCTCGTAGATCGCCTGCCACAGATCTAGGGTCAGTCGCTGGCGCTTGATCTTGACCCTTGCAGCCTTGGTGGCCTCGACAGGGTTGGTGTCTACCCAGCCCCGGGCCATTGCTTCCATGAACAGGTCGCGCAGCAGTGAGCGCATTACCCTGGCCATCTGCGCCTTGCCCTCCTTGACGAGCGCCGATAGGTTGTCGGCGATGTCCATGGTGGTCAGCGAGCGTATGCCTCGATCTCCAAAGGCCTTATCCAGCCGGTTCAGTCGCATGTGCAGGTTGCGCCTGCTCGACTCTGAAAGCTCGCGCTCTGCCAGGATCTGCCGATACTCGACGACCCATTCGCTGAATTTACGATCAGGTACCGCCGGCTCGGGCGCCATGCGTACTGAAAGAGTGGGAGGGACAACCTGCAGCGCCAGGTTGGCGGCGCCCGCTTCCGCGATCGCTTTCGCCTTGTCGCTGCCCAGGCCGAACATCCGGTTGCTCATGGGGTCGCGGTACGTGTAGTAGGTGACCCCGTTTCGCTTGTCGGTCTTTCTGTATAGGTTGGGCGGTAGGTCCTTTGATCCAGGTTTACGCGGCCTGGGCGCCATATCGTGCACTCGCAATTCGATTTACAAGGGAGCTGCCCACAGGAATGCGGGGCAGCGGCTCGGGCTCGCGGTAGCAGGCATCAGCTTCAACATAGTAGCTGCGGCCGTGCTTTACCGGGGCTGGGGTGATCAGGCCCTCGCGGGCCCAACGGCGAAGGGTGTTGCTGCTGGGCGGCGTTCTGAAGTGATCGTGCGCCCATTCGTCGAGTGTGACTTTGCACATGATGGTCTCCACGCCGCCGGTGGCGGCAGGTTGGTGGTTAGGCCTCGCCTTCAGTGATTGAATGCTCGACTGACATTGATCGAGCGTCAGCTACACCCATGAAAACCATATTCAGGGCGGTGCCCTGCAGGACGCCGACTGCATCGGTGCCTTCGTCGTCCTCGCCGAGCACCGGCAGCGCCTGGTGGCGGATTAGGTCGATGCCCACGCCCTCAGGCACGTCGAAGCGGGTGATGACCGTGGTGGTCACGGTGATGATTGGCATGGCAATAGCTCTCCATGCCCGCGCATGTCGGCGGGCTTGAGTTGTAGGGGGAGGGGTTACGGCTGCGCGCTGCGAGAAAGGGCGTGCGCCAGGTGGCGGGCGTAGGTCGAGACGGCGCGCCAGTAGGCGGCCATCGGCCCCTTGCGGCGGATCCAGGAATTTTCAGCCTCGGCGTCGGCCTGGGCGCGCAGCTCGCGCATCACTGCCTCGATGCGTGCTCTGTCCTCAGGCGGAAGTTCGAGCAGGGCCTGTCCGGCTGGCAGCTTCAGTAGCGGGTTGATGTAGCCCATACGGCCTCCTGGCTGACTGTGACCTGGTGAATGTTCATCGCGGCCCCCGGTAGATCAGGTAGGCCATGAGCAGTGGTGCGGCGAAGGGGATCAAGAACATGGCATCAGCTCCTTCGGCACCTGGACGGTATCGCCGAGCTTGGCGGCGACGATTGCGAGCATCGACGAGCCCAGAATGGTTTCTCCCCAGCCTTCGCCTTCGCGCTCGGCTACCGGACACCAAACAAGGGTTGCTATCTCACTTGAGGCTGAGGCCTCGATCAGGCGAACGTGCTTCTCTACCAGAGGCCCGCCAATTGCCCAGTCCTCCCACGGGTTGAAGCGCTTGGTGTGTTCGGTGGCGCTGGCCTGGTACCGGGCAAACACACGCCAGGGGTTCCCGTACTGCGGCGGTGCGAGGAACACGTCCAGGCCTTCAGCCCTGCCAACTGCCCAGCCCAGCGCCTCGCCGACCAGGTCTGCCGTCTTCACTTCGATCAGGTCGGTCATGGCCGCCGCTCCATTTGGCGCTGGCGATACGTCGATGGCCGCTCGATGGCCCACCAGCCTGCGCTATGCGATCTGGCGTAATACCAGCGGCCTTGAGCGTCTGTTTTGTACCAGCCCGCCATGAATTTGGGTGTGCATGGCGCCCATGCTTCTGCATCGGAGGGCGCGACGTTCCAATCAGTACCCGTCACAGCTCATACCTCTCATCAATCCAGCGCCCAGGCGCCAGTGCGGGTGTAGGTTCGGGTTGGGTTTCGTGCGGGGAGAGCTGGCGCCGTGCGTCAGTGCTGAGCTCGCAGGTGCTGGCGCGGGCCTGGCTGCAGTTCTTGCCAGAGGCGTCGATGCAGACCTCGAATTTGCAGCCGGCCAGGGTGGCCAGCAGCAGGAGGCAGAGGGCGAGTCGGGTCATTTGCGCAGGCCCTCGTCCGGATCCAGCCCGTAACGCCGGCACAGCGCTTGGGCTACGCCTGAGCCGCAGACAAAGGCGTCCATCATGAGCACCCAGCGCGGGGTCTTCTGCTTGCTGGTCCCGCTGACGCACCGGACTGCAGTGCCAATTAGCTCGTCTTCGGTGTATTTGCACCCCGCGAGCGTGATGACGCGGCTGGCATTCTTCTTGGTCTCCACCTCATGGCGCAGCTTGCGGATCTCTTCAACCATGGCCAGAACCACGGCAGGCCGGGCTGCGCGGTAGTGAGCCTCAGCATGGACGTGTGGCTCACCGATCCCGTAGAACTGGACGCCCAGGGCCTGGCCGTCGTAGTTCAGGTAGTCGGCGGTCAGCTCGACGGAGCCTTCGCCGCCGCAGCCAGGACACTCCATCCAGCCTTCTTCGGCCCCGGCGACTTGGGCGCTGACAAAGTCTTGCGGCGTTGCGGCCTTGGCCGCCGCCTCGATCGCGTCGAGGTCCAGCTCAAGTTTTTTGGGCATGACGATTCCTTGGCCGCTCCTGCGACCTGCTTGTGCTTAAATTGGCGGGGTTTCGAAATGGATCTTTCTGTTAAGGAGAACGCTATGTTTGCTGTTGGTATCGCACTGCTTGCTGTCGGTTTGGGCACCTCAATGCCGGGCCTCTGGATACCTGGCGCCGCCCTCATGGCTGCTGGAGCAGTGAAGCGCGTGCGCAGCTGATCCCTTGGCCGCCATATCGCGGCAGTGAATAAAAAAAAGTAAATCCAGGTGACTTTAATTGGTGGCGGGCTGTCCACCGGTCACGAGGAGTAGTCCACTCCTCATGCGCAGTGGTGGATCAAGTGAGCTCAATTAGTAGGGATCAGCGGTTTCATGCATACGAATTGCTTCGAAAGCTCGATACATTCACTGCTCAAACTATGAGTCAGGTTGTGTATGGTGCGACGTCCTCCACCAACTGGCTGTCGGATTGCGACGAGCACCGACGCATCTTTGAAGAATGGATGGCGTTTGCCGCTACGATGCATGTCCCAGAGCCACCGGACGCAAGCTGATGTCTCCGCTTGTCCGATTCAGTTCTGAACATCCTCCGCTGCGGTTGATAACCGCTTCGCTTTCGCTATCGTGAAAGTTCACCCATCGCATACAACTAAAGTTGTAGGAGACGGCATGAGAATTCGCGGTGATGTTTTTTGGGATTGGGCAGACCCGACGTTGCACCATCGCACTCACGACGAAACGCTCAGTGACGGCACCTTCATTGACGTGCAGGTGCGCCTGTCGCGAACTGGCACGACCCAGATGTTTATCGGCGTGTACGCATCGAGCGGAATGGCCATCTATGAGGAGGCTTTCGATTCTCGGCCTGGTGAGTCGATGACTCGTTCGATGGCGTGGGGAATAGGGCGGGCGCGGAAAATCGCAGTTGACGGTGTGTCTGCAGCGAGAACGACGGTGTCATCCGGGTGAGATGTTACAAGGGTTGGCCCGAAGCGACGGACCAACCCGCCCCGTCACCTGACAGGCCCTTCGTACACTGGGATAGGGCCTCGGTAGAACTGGGGATCGTAATGGCGCCCAGGCTGCGTGGCAAAAAACCTGCCGCCTTGCTTCCCGTCTCGGCGTTGGGCGAGGTACGCCACTGGCTCCTTCGACGGTGTTTCTTCCAACGCTTTCAGTATTCGTACCGCTGCTGCGCTTCCTTCCGGTAGTTCCTCCAGCGCTGCTTCCAGCACGTCGAGCGGTACGGTGATCAGCTTATCTTTACTACCCATCAGCACTCCGTGGTTACGTCTCCCTTGCCTAATAGGCTAGCTCAGCCTATCGAAATAGAGCCTCCGGCAGCCAATATCATTCCGATCTGGCCCCATATCGCGGCAGTGAATAGAGGGGAGAGGGGTTACAGCGGGGTGGGTGTTACGGCTTGCGCTCCAGGGCGGCGCGGGCTTGCCAGCCTACCCATGCCGCATCCTGTGACGCCGCGTGCATGGTGTCGTGACGGTAAACATCACCGCTGGTTCCGCTCCCAATGGGCTGGCAAAGCCATGCATCAAACTCCGCCCGCTCGTCGCGCTCAACCGGCGCGCTCGGCTCTGCGCTGGCGGATTTGCACTTGCTGCATTGTCCGCACTCGGTGCCCCATTCGTTGGGGCCGTAACACGGGCGCCCAGCCGAAGCGTTGCGAATTTCCTCAGACAGATCTTCGGCGCCGTGCTGCACAAGGTCTGGCGTGTTGCTGAGGTATGGCAATGTGCGGGCCAGCAGCGCCTGCGCCTCGGCAAGCTGAGCGCGCAGCCTGCCAGCCTCGGCGCCAATCCCGTCACGCTCGTCGTTGAGGTCTCGAATGATCTGTGAGAGCTGATCAACCGTGCCTGTGTCAGGCATAGGCCCCAGGCCAATAATCGGCAGCCCAGTCGCCTCCGCATCCCGCTCTGCCTCTTCTTTGGTCCACCAGATGGCAGTACCAACCATCCACGCTATCGGCTCGGCGTGGGGCTGCGGGGCTGGCTGGGCGAGAAGGGCGCGGAATTGGTAGCGATCAGGCTTTGCGGCTTTGAACGCTGAGGCGGACAAGTCGAGGCGCTGCTGAATGCGCTCGGCCAGCTCGCGCGGTACGCTGACCGTCTCGGTGTTGCTGGATCGGTTTTCTGTGGGCATGGGGATACCTTCCAAAATAGGTGCGCAGCTAAGCGTCTCCAATTGCCGCAACTCAATATCTCGATATAAAGTTGCCTCAACTTCTATGGGCAGACACATGATGAATTTCAGAGTTGGAGAAGAGCATTGCGCGAAGCGCGGAGAGAACCAATTTGTACTAGCTGTGTCTTGGGTGGTTATCAGCTTCACAACATTAGGGATGGTTATTTTTTCATCGGTTACATTCTTGATGGGAGATCACTCAGCCGGTAAGTGGTCAGCCTGGTTTGGTTTTTTTGCGTTGATTTTCGGCTCAATAGAAAGGCTTTGCGCGAGGGCTCAGGGGCGTCTTTTTCCTGGGGACTGGCCAGATTTTTCTAAACCATTCGTGAATACAAAAAAAACAGCTTTCTGGCTCGGTCTTGCCAGTGCAGCTATTGCGGCAGCCGCGTCCATATGCCTCTAGTTGCGGGGGCGGCCACAACACCTTTAGGCATGCTAGAAAATCTTTTGAAGATGGAGTATCAAAGATGGCCGGCATGGGGCCGGATTAAAGGAGCAAGGAATGAGTAATCAAGCGCAAGTCGAGGCTCTTGAACATCTGCTGGTAGCTGTCCTGAATAGCTCAATTTCCACTGGAGTTCCTAAGGATTATTTGCTGGAGAAGGCCCAGGCGTCGCTGCTGGGTAGCGATGGACCTGGAGGTCCAGAACAAAAATCAGAGGCAGTCGATTACCTCCGTCACATCGCATCTAAGCTGAGATAGGCAAATCAACCTGGGGCCTCGAAAATTTTCAGCTCTAGGCTCTAAATCATCCGCGCCACAGGCAGTGAAACCCTGACTTAGTGGCGCGGATGCTCCATCACTTCGCGTCGAAGGTGCCCAGCGACAGTTTCGCGGAAGTGCCGACCTTGTCGTCAAGAACAGACTTGAACTCTTGAGCGATGGCCTCACGCTGGGCTTCCTCGCCTATCCAGCGCAGCTTCAGCACCGGTTGCGCGCCGCCGGTGATGACGGACACGCGCAGGCGAATCACTTGCTCGGCCAAGCCCTCGAACGGAATGACCTTGAAGTCCAGCCAGGCAGGTAGGGTTTCTTTGCTGCTGGCTTCGATTTGGTCCATGGTGCTGCGGCTGGCTCGGGTTTCACCGACGGCGTGATCGCTCTCCGACGAGGCCTTCACGGTGATGGTGCGCACCGCAGCAATGGCCTTGGCGATCGACATGGTGGCGCCATTTTCATCGGTGGCCGCCAGGTGCTGGTTCCAGTCTTCGATCCAGTCACTCATGGCCTTCTGGGCCAAGCTCTGGCCGCACACTGCCTGGACGGCTGCAAAGGCTGCCGAGGCTTTCAGGCGCAGGATTGCGCGGTCATCGGCATGGCCTGGGTTATCAGGTGTGCCGAGATTGAACAGCACAATGCAGCTCATGTTGTCCTGGTCGATGAAGCCACGGGCCGCTGGCGCCGCACGCTCGACCACATAAGCGCTGTAGTCAGCCAGGGAGTGAGTCGCGTAGGTGCCACGGAAACGGCTGCGGCCGAACTGGAAGCGTTCCAGGTCGATCACGGTGGCGCTGTCCGGAACGATTACGGTAGGGGTATTGGTGTCCAGGGCTTTGCCGGCGGCGGCCAAGGCCTGATCACCGATGAGCTGTAGAGCTTCTTTGCTGAAAGACATGCGCTATTTCCTTGTAGGTGCTGGGAGTTACGAGCGTGGGTGTACAGGTGCTTCGTCACGGGTGAAGAGCTGGTCGTGCTTCTCGGGGAAGAGGGAGATGTTCCCGCCGGTACCGACGTACATCGGCGTGTCGAGGCTGGTGTTCTCGCTGCGGGTACCGCGCTTGGTCGGCACCTTGTAGTCGAGCTTGTGTTTGATCTTCACCTGGTGGGAGTCGCCGATCTGGCTGAAGTCCAGGGTGATGGTGATCTTGCCGGCCTTGCCGTGGTCGACGACGCCAGCTGCTACTTCCGACAGGGCATGGCCGATCTGGCTGGCGAAGGCGCCGCCGTTGAGTTCGTTGAGAAATTCGGTGGTGTCAGTTGGCTTGGGCATTTCTTCGTTCCCTCAGGAGATATGCCGCTGGGCGGCAGATTGATGTGTTGCTGGCGCCGGCCGTGCCGGACGCGCGCGGTGATGCGTTTCAAGCGGTAAGCTCCATGTCTCGGTCATTCCAGCCTGCCAGCCACCACCCGCAATCCACGGTCAACCAGCCGTAGGGCTGGGAATCGCGGGACTGCAGGTTGTCTCTGCAGGCTCGACCGAGGAAGTAAGCAGGCGGGCACAGATAGCGCTGGTTGTGCATGGCTACGCCCCCGTGAGGTGGTGCGCCGGGGCGAACGGAATATCGTCGTCGAAGCTGTCAGGCGGCGCGGCCTGCTGGTTCTGCTGCTGTGGCGCCGCCCGGCGTTGCTGAGGTTGGCGGTCAGGCGCCTGGCCTGGCTGTTGGCCCTGCGGCTTGCCGCCCAGGAGCTGCATCGTGCCGCGCATGTCGACGTGCACCTCGGTGGTGTAGCGCTTGATGCCGTCCTTCTCCCACTCGCGGGTCTGCAGCTTGCCCTCAATGTAGAGCTGGGAGCCCTTGCGAGCGTACTCGCCGGCGATCTCCGCGACCTTGCCGAACATCACTACGCGGTGCCATTCGGTGCGCTCGACCTTCTGACCGGTTTGCTTGTCGGTCCACTGCTCGCTGGTGGCCAGGCTGATGTTGGTGACCGCGTTGCCGTTGGGCAGGTATCGCACGTCCGGGTCCTGGCCGAGCGTGCCGACCAGGATGACCTTGTTTACCCCGCGGCTCATGACTGAACCGCTGCGGCAGCAACGATGAACAGCAGGGCCAGCAGCGAGCACCAGCGCGTCGCGCTTTCGCCAACTTGGCGGACCTTCACTACCGCTACGACAGGCAGAGTCTTGGCGTCGATGGCGCGCTCCAGGCTCTGCGCGTAGCGAACTGCCTGGGCGTAGCTGGTGTTTCGGCCGTACACGCGGTTGTTGCTGGCTGAGACGACGGCCCAGCCGTTACCGCTCTGAGTGACGAAGAAACGCGATTTGCTGCGGAAGGCCTCGGTGGCCGTGATCACTTCCTGGCGCAGGGCTTCGAGCTTGACCTGGCTTTGTTGGATGGCTGCGTGCATGGGGATGGTCCTCAGTGGGTCAGGCGTGGAGCTCGAAGGCCTCGGCCTTGCGAACGATTCGAACTTGGGCTGTGCGGCGCTCCGGTGCGCGGCGATCGCGGCGCATGGGGTCGCTGTCGTCGATGATTGCGTGCATGGCGATGAGGCCGGCCAGGGCGATGCAGAGCGGGCTGATGATCTGGCGGCGCATTGCTTCGGCGACCATCGCGGCGCGCCTGGCTACCTTCAGCTTCAGCATTGCGTCGCCGATGCGCTTCTCTACACCGCTCTCGCTGATGCCGAAGTGCTTGGCGATTTCCTTGGTGGTGAAGCCCTGGGCTACCTCCAGAAGGCACTGAAGTTCGCGAGGCGCCAGGCCTCGGCCGAGATGGCCTATCCATGCGCCGATAGTGATCGTGTCCATGATTGATCTCGGGGGATGATTTCCCGTCTGGCCCTGTCGCCAAGGCCAACCGGTGAAATCTGCCGCGACCCGCTACTGGCGTCGGTTGCGCGGCAATCTTCTGGTTGTTCCTCCAGCCGCGGGCCTTTCGGCTTGTTCTCCCGCTGGATAACTGCATTGGCGCTTTACGCTGCACGCCCGGGGCAGTTGCCACCCCTCTGGACCGTTGAGGCCTGTCCATCGCTGCCTTCGTTGCTGGCCGGTGTCGATCCGGCATGGGCTTAATATCACGCAACGTGTTTATTTGTGTCAACACGAAATGTGATTATTTTTTCGTGAGGCAACAAAAAGCCCGGCATAAGGCCGGGCTTCAGATCAGGCAGTGGTGGGTTACCAGAGAACGGAGGACCAGAAAACCTTGCCCAGGATAATTATTTCCTTCTCGAGCATTTCTTCTGCGCTGTATTCCTCGTCGGGATGTTCATCGCGATTGAAACTACGCATGCGGATGCCGCCGCCGGGAAGCCGGTAGAGCGTTTTAACGCGCAGCTGGCCGCCGTGATTGATGGCGTACATCTTGCCATCGATGACGTTAGTTGCGCCCTGGTCTACGCCTACCGTACTTCCATCAGGCAGTACTGGCTCCATGCTGTTGCCGCCGACAGTTACGCAGACGGCCTCGCTTGGCTGAACGTTCTGTCGTCGTAGAGTGAGCTTGCCAAAGCGTAGCTTGCGGGTGTGTGACTGCTCCACAACCGTGCGCCCCTGGCCTGCCGAAAGCTCAACCTCTTTCAGGTAAGGCACATAGACCTCGTCCTCATCCAATGGCGTGTCGTCATCCCAGACGTCAATCGGGCCCAAGAGAACCGCATTTGGCTCGACTCGGCTGGGGTTTGGCTCGGGCGTGCTCGGTTTGTAGTCGAGGATGATTTCCGATTCATCAACACCGAGTGCCTTCGCTATCAGCCGCAGGTCAGCCAGCGATGGCTCCCGACTGTCTGCTTCGTAGTTGCCAACTCGCGACTGTGACTTCCAGCCGCAAGCGGATGCCAGCGCCGCCTGGGAGAGGCCCGCAGCTTTTCGGTGGCGTTTGATTCGTTGTCCGAGGGTTTCATTCATGGTCGCGATTTTAATCACGTTATGAAATGCCGTGCTTTCACTCTTTGTGATTGCCATTAACACGATGCGTGTTTATCCTGAGCCCAAGTCAACGAGGAACCCCTATGAACAACGTCCGCAAAATCCGAGAGGGGGCGGGTATCAGCCAGGCCAGCCTTCGACGAGCGCTCAGCTGGAATCAGTCGCGCCTCGCTAACTACGAGGCTGGCCGCAGAAATCCAGGGCTGGAAGAGGCCCGCAAGATCGTATCGGCGCTTAACAAGCTTGGCGCTGCTTGTGGCCTGGATGACGTTTTCCCGCCTCTTGGGCAAGACAGGTCAGCAGCCTGACGAGATGAAGTATGCGTGACCTGGCCCTCGGCCAGTAGTGAGACCGTCCTGCTGTTCATCCGTCCAGTACCTGAATCGCAGGCATAAAAAAACCGGGTGGCAGCCCGGCTTCTTCAACAGCAACAAAACGAGGTCGATTATGCACTCTGCAATGGATGCAAGCAACACCGCACCCTTGGCCGTTTTGCACCAGAAGTCCTACCACAAATCCGCCGCACTTCATGCCGCGCGAATGATCCCTCTCCAGTACGCAGCCGCCTCGAAAGCCGCGTTCCGCCGTGAGTGTGTCGAGCACCTTCGTGCATCGCTGTGCGGGGGTGAGGCGTGAGCACGATCGTGATGACGGCCTGCTGGCCGCTGCAGGGTATGAGCCCGGCGCAAAAGTCTGTGCTGATATCCCTGGCCGACAACGCAAACGATGAGGGCGTTTGCTGGCCGTCAGTAGCGCGAATCGTTGAGCGCACCTGCCTCTCCGAGCGTGCAGTGCGTAACGCATTGCGCTGGCTTGAGCAGTCTGGGGCCCTGGCTGCGCACCATCGTACTGGCCGCTCAACCTGGTACACAGTAAGCCCGTTCAGCTATAACCCCGGCACCTCGTGCCCCTCGGCACCAGATGCCGGGGAACCCCGGCAGGAAATGCCCCCCACCCCGGCATCAGATGCCCCCCACCCCGGCACCACGTGCCCCCAGAACCGTAAAGGAACCATCAAGGAACCGTCAGAAGAAGATACAGGCGCATGCGCCGGCTCGAAAAAGGCGCCGGTCGATCAGATCGTTGCTCTGTTCAACGAGATTCTTCACAAGCTGCCTCGTGTCGTTCTGCTCAACAAGGACCGCAAAGCGAAGATCCAGTCCCGCTGGGCTGAGAGCCCTGTTCACCAGGATCTGGACTTCTGGCGCGACTTCTTCACCCAGGTGGAGAGCAGCGATTTCCTGATGGGTCGACTGCAAGGCAGGGAAAATCAGTTCCGCTGCACGTTCGACTGGTTGATTGCCCCGTCCAACTTCGTGAAGGTGGTGGAGGGCAATTATCATGCGTGAGCCCTACAACGCCGAGGCCGAACACGGCCTGCTGGGTGCCATGCTGCAGCGCCCGGAGCTGATCGACACCCTCTCCGATGACCTGACGCCCGAGTCGTTCTACTTCGCCGAGAACGCTGAGGTGTTCCGCGGCATCCTGGCGCTTCGCGCTGCCGGCAAAGCCGTCGACCTGCTGACCGTGGCTGACCAGATTGGCGTGTTGGAGAATGGCGACCGAGCGCTCGGCCATTGCGCCTCACTGGTGGCCAACACCCCAAGCGTGGCCAGCGCGGGCACCTATGCCAGCATCGTTCGCGAGCGGGCCATTGAGCGCGCCCTGTACGACCTGAGCGACCGCACCCTTGAGATCGTGCAGGGCAGTGGCGACATTCAGGACAAGATCGCGGCCGTGCAGGCGGCGGCCATGGGCATCGACGCTGGTAGTGATGGCGAAGAGGTGGTGAAGGCTGCCGACCTGATGGCTGACCAGCTGGAGGTGTGGCAAGAACGTCACGACCGGCTGTCACGCGGCGAGACACTGATCGGCCTGTCGACTGGTCTGTCCGACCTGGACGAGAAGCTGGGTGGCCTGCAGCCCGAGCAGCTGATCATCGTGGCCGGCCGCCCAGCCATGGGCAAAACCACTCTGGCCATGGGCTTCGTGCTGGACGCCGTGGTGCGCCAGAAGAAGTCCGGCCTGGTCATCAGTTTGGAGATGAGCAAAGGCCAGCTGATTGACCGCGCTGTTGCCGCCGAGGGTCGGATCCCTCTCAACCTGATCAAGAACGGCTCTGCCTGTGAGTCGCATGGTGCCGAACTCTGCGCCGCAGCGGCCAAGCTGAAACACGCCAACCTGTTCATCGCCGACCGCGCCGCCGCCACGGTTGGTCGCATCCGCTCGCTGGCGCGCCGGCACAAGATGCGGTACGGCCTGGACATCCTGATGATCGACTACCTGCAGCTGATGGATGGTGAGGGAGGCAACCGCACCGAAGCGGTGAGCAGCATCAGTCGCGGCTGCAAGATGCTGGCCCGTGAACTGGGCATCCCGGTCGTGCTGCTGAGTCAGCTCTCCCGCAAGTGCGAGGAGCGCCCCAACAAGCGGCCGGTGAACTCGGACCTTCGCGAGTCGGGCGCCATCGAGCAGGACGCCGACGTCATCCTCTTCGTGTACCGCGACGAGGTCTACCACGAGAACAGCGAGTTCAAGGGCGTAGCCGAGATCATTGTCGGCAAGGGTCGCGACATCGAGACCGGCATCGTACGCGCAGCCTTCCTCGGCCAGTACAACCGTTTCGAAACCCTTTCGGCCAGCTGGCAGCCGCCGGCCAAGGCCTCAACCCAATCCGAGCGGCCGTTGTCGGCCCGCTACGCAGCACGCAAGGAAGTCGCATGACAGTCCCCGCCCTTCGCCCGTTCAAGGCCAAAGCGGCTCGCGCCAAGCCCGTCGACAGGGAAGGGCAGGAGCAGGCCGCGCTGATGAAAGAATTGCAGCTGCGCTACCCGCAGGCCTACAAACTGATCTACCACGTCCCGAACGGCGGGCACCGGATCAAGGCCGTGGCTGCCAAGCTTAAAGGGCAGGGCGTCAAGGCCGGTGTGCCCGACTTGGTGCTGCCGATGGCGCGCGGCGGGTACTTCGGGTTGTACATCGAGTTCAAGGCCAAGCCGCCGTTCGATGCGCCGGTTTCGGCCAGCCAGGATGCCTTTCTGCAGCTGCTGACGAATGAGAACTACCTGGCCATCGTCTGCCGGGGCAACATCGACGCGGTCGAGGCCATCCGCTCGTACCTGCTGCTGCCTGCCACGGTGGCTGCATGAGCGCGACCCGGGAAGTGAAGCTGAGCGAGGCCGAAGTGCGCCGGCAGGCCTCCGACAAATCGGTGCGCGACTTGCGCGACCCGCGTCATCCTGGCCTGTACCTGCGCTTCTGGAGCAACCGCGAGCGCGGTACCTGGCACCTAGTGCGCGGCAAGAAGTGGATGCCGGTCGCCCGCTGGCCAGAATTGAGCGTGGCGGCGGTGATTGCCGAGCTACCCGCGCTGCGTCAGCGCCTGCTACGCGACCCGGCCACGGCGCCAGTGGTTTCGGGCATGGCCACCGTGGGTCAGCTGCTGGACTGGTACGGCGACCGGATGGCGCGTGACCGCTCGCTGTCGGCGAAACGCAAGGCCGGTGCCCGATCTGCCATTGCCCAGCACCTGAAGCCGCGTCTGGATGAACTGGCCGTTGCCTGCGTGAATGCCGATGCGTTGGACAAGCACCTGATGTGGCCATGCCAGGCCGAAGTGTCGCTGTCCTACCTGCGGCAGATGTTCGCGCTGCTGCTGACTGCCTTCCGCCAGGCCCTGCAGCTGGGGTTGATCGATCGCAACCCAATGGCCGGGATGCGCTTCAACGACTTCACCAAGGCCAAGATCCTGCCCAAGGCGGCCCGCCTGCGTGACGTGCAACTGCCGGAGCTTACGCAGCAGCTGGCCAACGCCTTCGACGAGGAACCGGGCGACGCCATGCTGGCCCTGATGATGCTGGCCCACGGCACTCGCATCGGTGAGACCCGCATGGCGCGCTGGAGCGAGATCAGCCTCGCCGCTGCCGAGTGGTTCATTCCCGCGGCCAACACCAAGACCCGCACCGAGCACCGCTTGCCGCTGACCGAGCAGGTGAAGGCGCTGCTGGTCCGGTACCGGACGATTCAGCAGGCCCGGGGCTACGAGGGCGTGTACCTGTTCCCGAACCGGCGCGGGCTGCCGCTGAGCGAAACCCAGGCGAGCATGGTGTTTACCCGACTGGGGCAGGGCGAGTGGACCAGCCACGACCTGCGCAAGGTATCCCGCACCACCTGGACCGACCTTGGCATCGACGGCCACATCGGCGAAATGCTGCTGAACCACACGCTGGGCAAGATCGCCAGCACATACATCCACACCCAGGCCATGCAGCAGCGCCGGGCAGCCCTGGAGAAGTGGCACGGCTGGTTAGACGGCATCGGCTTTGGTGCCATTCACGGCCTTACCAAGGCCTTATCCGAAATTTCACAGAATTCGGGCGAGCCAGCGGAATACAAGGCTTCCAGCCACCTTGCCGAATTTGTAATTAGCGAGGATTCGAAGTGACAAGGAAGAGCCATGGCCCTGCCTTCAAGAAGGCTGCGATCAAGTTGGCTCAGTGCCCTTTGTGCCGTGGGAGAGCGGTCACTCAGGGTGTGTTTCACGAACTGCCATGCGGCCACTGTCATGCCTCGGGCTTTGTGGCGGCTGCAACCGGCGAGGCCCTGGCCCTGGAAGAACTGGTGACCCAGCTCACTATGAGGCTTCGGGCAGCGCTCCGGCAGATCGAGCAGTTGAAGAACCCTCAGGCATCCGGGCCTGAGGCGACCTATCAGGGAAGCAACCAGCGCGGCGCTGGCGGCACCAACTACACCGGTGATTGAGGGGAAGGACATGAGCAATTTCGAGAAGACGGCTGAGTATCTGCTGGAGCACTGGGGCCGCTGGGTGGTGCTGGGGTCAGGGGTTTCCTGCTGTGCATCGCGAGAGAACACCATCCTCGACCCGATGATCACGGATGACGATGCGTTGTTCATTGATCGCTTGGTCGGACGATTGAACAAGCGCTATCCCGAGTGTGGTCAGGTCATCATCAAGTATTACTCCTCCCGCGACACCGCGCTCAGGGATGTGGGCAAGAAGCTTGGCTTCGGCGAGGAGAAGACGCGGCAGTTGTGGAAGGCTGGGGTTGCCTGGGTTGATGGAGCTTTGGATGTTCGGCGTGAGGCCGCTTGACATCCCCGGTCCTCACCCGTATCTTTCGTGTTACTTTGCGGTAGGTGCGCGAGAGCAAACTCGCCATCACCAGCAGCCACCATAGAGCCTCGGCATTTGCCGGGGCTTTTTCGTTTCTGGACGCTCGAAATGAACGCCATTCGAGATTACTACCGGCGACATGTGTACCTCTCAAACCTCATTGACGAGACGCACTATCTGCTCGTTCGTATGGAGCCGCACGAAAACGCGAGGATTCGCCCCGTGCGATTGAGGCACCTTCGAAAGCTTCTTCGGTACAAGCGACGCGCCAAGGGACGTACCCCACAATTTAAATGGAGCGACTGATGGACCCGACCGACCTCGGCCCAGGCACAGCCACCTGGCTGGGCGGAACGGGCACCGTATTGCTAGGCGGCTTCCTGTGGCTGCGCAAGTTCCTTTCCAAGGACGCCACCGACCGCGCTATGGACAATGCCGACATCGGCACGGTCCGCCGGCTGAATGAACTGCTCGACTCCGAGCGCGAGGCCCGCAAGCTGGCCGAGGCTCGTGCTGATCAGTTCGCCAAGGAACGCAACGAGCTTGCAGCAGCGGTAGGGCGGATGGAAGGAAAGATCGAAGCCCTCACCAGCCAGGTCGGCCAGCTCACCGAGAAGGTGACCACCCAGAGCGCCGAGATCTCCCGGCTTCGCTCCCAGCTTGGAGGCACAACCTGATGGACAAATGCGCAATTGAATTCATTGCTCGTCGTTGGTGGCGTCGCGCTGAGGTCTGGGTCATCGCCATGCTGCTGATTGCAGGCGGCGCGGTGTTGGGTTGGCAGTCTGCCTATTGGGCGATGGCCAGCACTCAGGCCCACCAGGTGGACGAGATCCGCCAGGCCTACGACGCCGCCATGGCCGAACGTGATAAGCGATTGGACGAGCTGACCAGCAAGACCGAGAGCGCCGCGACCAAGGCCTCGAAGGCTGCAACCACTGCGACCCAGGCAGCCGATAAGGCCGACGAAGCGCTCAATCGAGTGACGCAGTGATGGCTCGGCTCAAAACGTTGGGCTCAAGGATCAAGGAGGGCGCAGGGTCGCGGGTCAAGGTGGTTACGCCTGGCAGCTGGAGGAGCGGAATGACCAGCTCCCAACGCGGTTACGGCTACCGATGGCAGAAGGCGCGAGAGCAATACCTGCGTGACAACCCGCTGTGCGCCTATTGCGCCCGACAAGGGCGAACGGCAGCAGCCAGCGTTGTCGACCACATCGTTGCACACCGCGGCGACAAGGATCTCTTCTGGAATCAGACCAACTGGCAGCCGCTCTGCAAGCCCTGCCACGACTCGGTCAAGCAGGCCGAGGAGGCTGCTGGTCTGGTCGGCTGACCGTCAACAGATGGTCGCGAGGCGCATCCGAAGCCTTCGAGGCACGCCAGTGACGTGCTGCGAAGGTGGGGGGGAGGTCAAAATATAGCGATTCTCACCTAGCTAGACCGCCTCCGACCCCACGTGCACATTTTTCTCCCCCCTGAAGGTTTTTGTTAATGGTGTTAACAGACAAACAGCGACAGTTTGTTGACGCTAAGGCCCGAGGTGCGTCCAACAAAGAGGCAGCGGAGGCCGCAGGCAGCAAGGCCTCGACCGCTGCTGCGGCAGGGTCGCGCTGGGCCAATGATCCGAAGATTGCAGCAGCCATCCTGGCTCGCAAAGCTGAGCTGAGTGTTAACCCTGGGCCGAAGAAACGAAGCAGAAAGTCGCAGGCTGATGAGGCCTCCAGCGAGCCTGTGGAGGTCAACGAGGCCGACGGCGAATTCCTCAGTTGCCTGCCATCTACCCAAGATCCTCTGGAGTGGTTACTGGCCTTGATGAACGAGCCACGAGCGAAGGTCTTCGACCGGCGCAACGCTGCGCAGACCGCCGTGCCATATATCCATGGCAAGAGGGCTGAGGCCGGCAAGAAAGAGCAGAAAGCCGAAGCGGCCAAAGAGGCCGGGAAGGGCAAGTACTCCCAGAGCAAACCTCCTCTCACAGTCGTCAAGGGATAAGACATGCTTTGGACTACGGCCTGCCCAGACTGGTGGCGGCGCCTGGCCGCCGGCGAGTCAATCATTCCCGAGCCACTGTTTCCTCAGGAAGCGGAGGAGAGTCTCGAAGTATTCAAGGGGCTTCGCATCGTCGACGCCCCAGGCAGCCCGACCATTGAGAGCGCATGCGCCCCGTGGGTGCTCGCTTTCGCTGGGGCCGTGTTCGGCAGTTACAACAGCGAAACCGGCGAGCGCCTGATTCGGGAGTTCATGCTTTGCATCCCGAAGAAGAACAGCAAGTCCACCATCGCTGCCGCCATCATGGTGACCGCGCTGGTGCGCAACTGGCGGAAGTCGGCCGAGTTCATCATCCTCGCGCCGACCAAAGAGATTGCAGACAACGCCTTCGTTCCCGCGAAGGACATGGTCAACAACGACGAAGAGTTGAAGGCCTTGCTGCATGTGCAGCCGCACCTGCGACTGATCACGCACCTTGAAACCGGCGCAACGCTCAAAGTGGTCGCAGCAGATAGCGACACGGTTGGCGGTAAGAAGGCCGTCGGGGTGTTGATCGATGAGACATGGCTGTTTGGCAAAAACCCGAAAGCGGCGGACATGATTCGCGAGGCAACGGGGGGGCTGCTGTCACGTCCAGAAGGATTCATCATCTGGCTGACCACACAGTCGAACGAACCGCCGGCAGGCGTGTTCCGCTCCAAGCTGAACTACGCTCGTGGCGTACGAGACGGCCGGATCAATGACAACCGCTTCCTGGCGGTTATCTACGAATTCCCGAAGGAGATGATCGACAGCGGGGAGGCCCGCAAGCCTGAGAACTTCCGGCTCGTCAACCCGAACATGGATTACTCGGTTGACCGGCCAACGCTTGAGCGCCTGTTCATGCAGGCGGAGATCGACGGTGAAGCGGAAGTGCGTGGCTTCCTGGCCAAGCATCTCAACATTGAAATCGGCCTGGCCCTGATGTCTGACAGCTGGGTCGGGGCGTCGTACTGGGAGGCCCAGGTCCGGCCGGGGCTAACCCTCGACTCGATGCTTGAGCTGTGTGACGTTATCGCGGTTGGCGGTGACGGCGGCGGCTTGGACGACTTGCTTGGGCTTGCTGCTGTTGGCCGGATGCGCGATTCGCGGATCTGGTTGCACTGGGCGCATGCTTGGGCTCACCCCTCGGTACTAGAGAGACGCAAATCGGAGGCGCCCAGGCTGCTCGACCTGAAGGCAACGGGCGATCTGACCATCGTTGAGCGAATCGGTGACGACGTCGAACAGCTTGCAGCTATCGTCGCAAGGATTCACCAGGCGGGTTTGCTCGACAAAGTGGGGCTTGACCCTGCAGGTATCGGTGCGGTGCTTGATGCGCTGGCTGAAGCCGGCGTTCCAGAGGAAAAGGTGATCGGTATTTCCCAGGGCTGGAAGCTCACGGGGGCGATCAAGACTACCGAGCGACGGTTGGCAGACGGATCTTTGCAGCATTGCGGGCAGCCGCTCATGGCTTGGGCCTGCGGCAACGCGAAGGGCGTGCCTTCTGCAAATGCCTTCTTGATCACGAAGCAGGCATCGGGCACCGCGAAAATTGACCCGCTGATGGCCACATTCAACGCAGTCTCGCTGATGGCGTTGAATCCTCAACCCGAGAAGTCGCTCTCGGATCACATCATGAAGCACGGAATCAGAACCCTATGACCCCTGAACAAGAGGCGCCTCGCGATGACGGGGCGTCGGCCCTCGATCGCCTTCGCGAAAGCCTTCCAGACCTGGTCGGCATGGTCGGCTTCGGGCTTCTGGCCCGCGGCCTGTGGGTGGGCTTTGGAGAGGCTGTGGCGCTTTCTGTTTGCGGGGGGATCCTGATGGCTCTGTCCGCATACGCAGTCATTCGAGGGGGTAGCTGATGCTTCGAGCTCTCCTGGGAAGAAAGAGCAATCCATTGACCATCGACACGTCGGAAAAGCTGGCCCAGGCACTGGGGGCTGGTTACGAGACGGCATCCGGGCAGAGGGTCACGACGACAACCGCGCTGCAGCAGCTGGTGGTTTTCAACTGCGTGCGAGTGCTTTCCGAGTCGATAGGCATGCTTCCGTGCCGGCTGATGAAACAGACGGAAAATGTACGGCTGCCGGCAACGGGGCATCGGCTGTATCCGCTGCTGTCCATGGCTCCTAACGGTTACATGACCGCTCAGGAGTTCTGGGAAATGCTGGTGGCGTGCTTGTGTTTGCGCGGCAACTTCTACGCCTACAAGGTCGAGGCTCTCGGCAACGTAGTCGAGCTTTTGCCGCTCAACCCTGACATCGTCCAGCCGAAGCTGAACGACGATTGGACGGTTGAGTACAAGGTCGATTTCAAGACCGGGCAGAAAACTCTTTCGCAGAAAGAAATCTGGCACGTACGGCTGTTCACCCTGGATGGGCTGCACGGCTTGAACCCTATCGCCTATGCACGGCAGACGCTGGGGCTGGGGCAAGCGATGGATGCTCATGCCGGCAAGCTGTTTACCAATGGCGCCGTTACGAGCGGCGTGTTGCGCACTGAACAGACGCTCACCGACGACGCCTTCGCTCGATTGAAAGAAGAGTTTCAAGGCGAGCACATGGGCGTGGCGAATGCCTACAAGCCCATGATCTTGGAGATGGGACTGGACTGGAAGCCTATCAGCCTGAATGCCCAAGACACTCAGTTCATCGAGTCGAAGCGCATGACGGAGGCGCAGATCTGCGGGCTCTTCCGTGTTCCACCGCACCTGGTGGCCAACATGGACAAGATGACGCTCAACAACGTTGAGCAGATGGGCATGAATTTCGTGAACTACTCCCTGGTGCCAATCATCACGCGCATCGAGCACCGGGTGCAGGTTGGGTTGCTCAACGCGAAGGACCGGCTCACCCACTATGCCAAGTTCAACGCCGGAGCTCTGATGCGCGGCGACCTGAAGGGGCGCTACGAGGCATACGCGAAGGGAATCCAGTGGAGCATCTTGTGCCCCAACGAGTGCCGCGACCTCGAGGACATGAACCCGCGCGAAGGCGGCGATGTGTACCTGACCCCATTGAACATGACCACCAAACCAGAGGCTGCCGACGATGCAGACAAAACAGCGCCTTGACCGCCCGCTGACGATCAAGTCAGTCAGCGAAACAGGCGAATTTGAAGGCTATGGGTCGGTATTCGGCGTCGAGGATAGCTACGGCGACGTAGTTGTCCGTGGCGCCTTCGAGGCCAGCCTGGCCAAGTGGAAAGAGAAAGGCCGCCTGCCTGCGATGCTCTGGCAGCACAACATGAGCGAGCCGATCGGCATCTACACCGAGATGCGCGAGGACGATGTGGGGTTGTTCTTCAGGGGGCGACTGCTCATCGATGACGACCCGCTTGCAAAGCGCGCCCATGCGCACATGAAGGCCGGCAGCCTGACCGGGACATCCATCGGCTACATGTTGGATGACTACGAGTACGACAAGGAAAAGGGCGTCTGGATCCTGAAGCAGATCGACCTGTGGGAGCTGTCCCTGGTCACCTTCCCGGCCAACGACGAGGCCCGGATCACCGATGTGAAATCTCTGCTGGCCCGTGGCGAGACCCCGCCACCCAGCAAAGTGGAGCGTGCCCTGCGAGAGGTAGGGTTCTCGGGCTCCCAGGCCAAGGCCTTCATGGCCAAGGGCTACGGCGCAGTTTCACCGCGAGAGGCGGGTGCCGATGCATCACTCAATCACTTGAAATCCCTTATTGACCGTATTGAAGGAGCCTCTCATGGCCGTTGAAGAAAAAGACATCAAAGAAGTCGCTGACGCCCTGGGCAAGAAGTTTGACGAGTTCAAGGAAAAGAACGACAAGCGAATCGAAGGCCTCGAGGCTGAAAAAGGCAAGCTCTCCGGCCAAGTCGACACGCTGAACGAGAAGCTGGGCGAGCTCGACGAGCTCAAGACTTCGCTCGAGCAGGAGCTTGCCGCGCTGAAGCGTCCGGACGGCACCGGCACCAAGGCCGCCAGCGAGCACAAGACCGCGTTCATGCAGTTCGTGCGCAAGGGCATTGATACCGGCCTGGGCGACCTGCAGGCCAAGGCGCTGCAAATCGGCAGCGACGCGGACGGCGGCTACGCGGTGCCGGAAGAGTTGGACCGCAGCATTATCGGGTTGCTGAAAGATACTTCGCCAATGCGCCAGGTGTGCAACCAGATCACCGTCGGCACTCCGGACTACAAACGTCTGGTCAGCCTGGGCGGTGCCGGTTCTGGCTGGGTTGGTGAGACCGCCCCGCGTCCTGCGACCGGCACCCCCACCCTGGGTCAGATCGCTGCCTTCATGGGCGAAATCTATGCGAACCCTCAGGCTACCCAGACTAGCCTGGACGACATCTTCTTCAATGCCGAGTCTTGGCTGAATGGCGAAGTTGCCCGCGAGTTCTCGGAAAAAGAAGGCGCAGCGTTTACCAGCGGCGATGGCGTCAACAAGCCGAAAGGCTTTCTGGCCTACGACCTGGTTCTGGAAAGCGACAAAACTCGTGCTTTCGGCAAGCTCCAGAAGCTGATTTCCGGTGCCGCCGGCGCCTTCACTGGTGACAACCTCATCGACCTGATCCATTCGCTGAAGGCCGGCTACCGCTCCAATGCCCGGTTCATGATGACCAATCTGACCGTCGCCTATGCCCGCAAGCTGAAGGACAGCCAGGGCAACTACCTGTGGCGTCCAGGCCTGGAGGCTGACAAACCGTCCACCCTGCTGGGCTACGGCATCGTCGAAAACGAAGACGTGCCGGATGTTGCAGCGGATGCCAACGCCATCTCGTTCGGTGACTTCCAGCGCGGCTACACCATCGTGGATCGCATCGGCACGCGCGTGCTGCGCGACCCTTACACCAACAAGCCGTACGTTGGCTTCTACACCACCAAACGCGTCGGCGGCATGCTCGTCGACTCCCAGGCGATCAAGGTTCTGACCCTGAGCGCAGCCTGATCGGATGGGCGCCTTTGGCGCCCATTCCCCGGAGGATCTATGCCAATCATTCTCGTGAAGAAGCCGTTTCCGTTCGCGGTAGACGGCAATCAAGTGGTGGAAATCAGGGCGGGCGAGCAGGACGTGTCGGAGCGCTGTGCGCTTGTGGCTGTCGAGCACCTGGGCGTTGCCGAGTACCTCAACCGCCAGGCCGCGCCGGTGATGCGCGAAGATGGTCCGACCGTGGCCGAGTGGGTGGAATCGGGTTATCCGGCGGCGAGTTACCCGCCTGCGGGTTATGCCTCGCGTAGTACGCAGGAGGAAATCGACGCAGCGATCCTGCTGCAGAAGGATGCCGAGAACGAAACCGACCCCCTCAAAATGACAGTGCCGAAGCTCAAGGAATGGCTCACCGCCAACAACATTGAGTTCGATGCCGGCCTGCTCAAGCCGGCCTTGCAGGCCCTGGTCCCAAAAAATGATTGATCTTGACCTGGTCAAGGTGCACTTGAAGGTCGATGGCGACGACGAGGACACCCTTATTCAGGGGTACACCGACGCCGCCATCAGCTCCTTCGAGCTCTGGACCAACCGATCTTTGGTTGCTGAGGGCGATCCGTTGCCTGATCCGATTGGCAACGCGCTTACGATCACCAAGGCGATTCGCCAGGGAGCGCTTCTGCTGATCGGTCATTGGTATGCAAACCGCGAGGCTGTGGCCACCGGGACCATCGCGACAGAGCTGCCGTTGGCGACCAACGCTCTCTGGCGCCCACATCGCTGGGTAAACGTATGAGGGCCGGACCAATGCGGCACCGCTGCCGAATCTACAAGCCCCATCGCGAGCAGAACCGCTCCGGCGGCGCCACGGAGACCTGGGTGGAGGTCGGCGAAGTCTGGGCGGAGGTCACCACGCCGACGGGCAGAGTTTCTCCTGTGGCCGAGCAGCTGCAAGCGGTGATCAGCGCTGAGATCCGCCTCCGGCCGCGCTCGGACATCGTCGCCGGCTGGCGGCTGACCGAGAAACGCACGGGCATGACTTACAAGGTCGAGGCGGCGCTGCTCAACAACGAACGGGACATGCTGCGGTTGTTGTGCTCCAGCGTCCCAAACCCATGAGGTGAACCATGAAAATTCAAGCATTGGGGCCGCTTACCGGCGCCTCTGGTGAGCGCGAGAAGGGCGAGGTGTTCGTCGTCGACAAGGCATATGGCGAAGGGTTGATCGCCCGCGGCTATGCCGTAGAAATCAAAGAAGAGGCCACCGCTGATAAGCCAGTGAAGGGCGCCCAGGCCAAGGAGTGAGCCATGGCACGCCGGTCCAGCATTCGTGGCGATATCCGGCTACGCCGGACGCTGCGCAACATTCACAAGACGATGGACAACGAGCTTCAGCCGGCCATGCTCGAGGCGGCCAACCGGATCCTGGAGAGCCAGCGGCAGCTGATTCCGAAGGATACCGGGGCCGCCGCCGCCGCGCTCAAGGTGTACGTCTCGCCCAGCGGCCTGGATGCGCAGATCGGCATACGCGGTAAACGCGACAACCGTCGGTTCTTCTACCTGCGCTTCATCGAGTACGGTACCAAGGGTTACACCGGCGGAAAGCGTGCCGGTGATCGTAATCGGCGCGTCACCAACAAGAGCGATGGCACGCACTTCTTTGGCAAATACCCGGACATTCCGGCCAGGCCGGCACATCCCTGGCTTCGTCCATCAATGGACGTCAATCGGGAGTATGTGATGGCTGACATCGAAGCGGCCGTGCAGCGCACGCTACGCAAGGCAAGCCAGGGGGTAGGCAATGGCTGATCCATCGCTGGCCTTGCAGGAAGCCATCTTTGCCAGGCTGCAGGCTGAGGTGAGCTGCCCGATCTACGACGGTGCGCCGCTGAATGCGGAAATGCCATACGTCTCCATTGATCGGGAGGTCTCGGTCAACAGCACCCCGATCTCAGGTCGCAAGCGCGAAACTCGCCTGTTGTATCTGTCGGTCTGGTCCGATGCCGTGGGCCAGGCAGAGGTGAAACGCATCAACGCCGAAGTCATCGCTGCTCTGGACGAGCGCCGGCTGCCGCTGGAGTTGGGCCGCGCCGTATCCGTCAGGGTTGAGCAGGCCGACGCCCAGCGCGACGCCGACGGCTTCACTTACCAGGGCTCGATCACCGTCCGCGTGATCACCACCCACTGAATCAACTACCGGCCGCGCAGCGGCTTTATCCAATGCCATTTGGAGGATCCCCCATGGCCGATGACAACCTCAACACAGCCGCCGGTTGCCGGCTGGCGTTCGGCGGCAAGACCGCCCCGGCTTCCCTCGCTGAGTACCAGGCCGACACCTATGTCCAGGTGGGCGAGATCGAAGACTTGGGCGAATTCGGCGATACCTTCAGCGCCGTGAATTTCACCGCCCTGAGCGACGGCCGCGTGCGCAAGTACAAGGGCACCGCCGACGCTGGCAACATGACCCTGGCGGTCGGCTTGGACGCCGGCGATGCTGGCCAGAAAGCGGTGGCTGTCGCCCACAAGGACCGCACCAAGGGCAACTACAACGTCAAGATCACGCTCAACGACGGCGATCCGACCGCCACCCCCGCCATCCTGCCTACCACCTTCTACTTCGGTGTGAAGGTGATGAATAACACCGTGGCCGCAGGTTCGGCTGACAACGTGGTGCGCCGCAACATGACGTTCGCGATCAACACCGACATCATCGAAATCCCAGCCGGCCCGGCTGTCCCTTGATCGGCGGGGCTGAGCCCCGTCCTTTACTGCGAGAATCCCAATGAGTGAAGCCTTGTACGGTACCGTCACGCTGGTGATCGGTGGCCGCAGCTACACCCTCAAGCCCACCCTGGACGCGGCATTGCTCATCGAATCCCGCTTCGGCGGGCTGCGTGCGGCGCTGGAGTCCATGAGGCTGATGAGCATCTCCGCCTGTGCGGACATCATCATCGCCGGCGCCAATCTCAAACCCGACGAGCACGCGGTCATCGCGGGCGATGTGTTCCGCACGGGCGTGGCCAAGGTGTCGGGGCAACTGACCGACTTCATCACCGTGCTGCTCAACCCGGTACCGCCGAGCGTGGCCGCACGGGGAAAGGACGAGGCGGCCAGCACAGCGCAGTGAAGAACGGGAGCTACGTTGACTACCTATTCGGCGTGGCTACCGGCTGGCTTGGCTGGCCGCCCGATATCGCGTGGCACACCCCGATCCCGCACATCATGCTCGCGCTTGATGCCCGGCTCGATTGGACAGGGCGTGGCCAGGCACAAGGGCAGACAGCCGCCGAGAAACCACCGACCCGGCAGGGCGTGGCCGAAAAATTGAAAAGCTTCCTGCGAGGGCGGCCCAAACAGTAG